AGACTTACCGATGTGCTGAACCTTTCACTTACCTATGTGTTGAGCTTCTCCACTTACCGATGTGCTGAACCCGCACCAGTCAACACTTTTTTCCATGTTCTTTTTACCTGAGTCTGTGCCGTCCCTCTGGTGTCAGTTCTGATCAGGAACTCGTCCGGATCATGCAGTCGGGATTTCCAATGAACAGCGAGAATTCTTTCCAGTGGGGTATAGATGCCTATTGCCCTTTCTCTTTCAGCGCGGCCTTTACACTTTTGTCAGCTTGCCGACGGCGGAACTCCCGCTGGTTTTTCGCGTTCCGGGCCTTCTGACACTCAGGCATGTCGCAATACTGCTGGCTCCGCTTGCTGCGGATGAAGAAGCGCCCACAGTTGTGGCAGCGCATCATGATCCCTTCGAGCCGCTGTTCTGTAAATCCTTTCTGCTCCAGAGGCGGGTCTTCGGAGAGCATCCGCGCCAGTGTGTACCAGGCAATGTCGAACACAGAATCTACGTCCGCCGCGAACACGAGCGTATTTGTTTTTGCGTTTCGTTTCAACCGGAGGCGGAAGTCAGGAATGTAATCTATCAGACGCTCCTGCAACTGCTCAAAATCGTCATACGGTTCTCTTGCAAAGACTCCGTCGGGCGTCTGAATCTCTGGGTGCGTAGAGAGGTATTCATTATAGAGTTTCATTTCCGCAAGGAGAGTGCCCTTCGCCGCGCTGACGTCAATATCGGGGATTTCGTCGTTGCGTTTGTACCGCTCGAAAATGGAATCCGACTCAAAATGCCGCCCTTCATGGTACAGATTGTAGGAAGGGCCGTTATCGGCGATGCAGAGCGCTTCCATTGCAATATATAGCCGTGCGGCGTTGTAGAGCTGTTCTAAGTCCTTCATGAACTGGGCCACAGTGAATGTGGCGTCACGGGCCAGAAGGTTCGCATCAATAGAAGAAATATCAAACGCCTGGTCATTGAGCGCACGGTACAGGTAGTCGATCCGGTACGGGTGCATATGCTCCCTGCACCAGCCGATAATCAGATCATAGTAAGGCGTCGGCTCATCGAAATCATCAATGCGCCGCGCCAGGTTACACAAGCTAATCAGAATATCCTTTCCCGTCATACCGCCTTTCGGATTCATATCCGGAGGGCTTTTTTTATTAATGACGGGCTGCGCGGGAAACTCCGGGTCCTCCGGACTGACCCATACATAATCAGAAAAACGGATGTGGTGATATACAAGCTGCCCAACGCCGCCGATTTCCCCAAAGCCGAGGAAGTCGGTGCTGATATCAGCTTTTGATTCGTTGTCCCAGCTATATGACATTTCAGGTTCCTCCCTGTTTCACATAATCGTAACCGTAAGCGGTAGCGATTTGATTATGCTTATATTGTATGCTACAATAGCATCGAAATCAAGAGGGAATTGAAAAAACTCTTGAATCCCCCGGCGGATGTCCTTCGTAAAATGGTTTCCCGCACCTAGGGGAGAAGTCTACCCGGAGGGAGGCATCAGCGTATGAAAGAGCGGGAACGACAGCGGAAGAACCGGAAGCTGAAGCATAAAGAGGAGCGGATTGGGAAATGCGACTGCTACGGGGTCAAGGATCTGACCATCTACAACGCGGTCGAGATGATCCGCACGGGCGGCAAAGCAGAGATCGCCCTGAGATAAAACACATGGCCATCGGCTCATTCGCCCGGTGGCTTCTGTTATTCTGAGAGGAAGGAGAAGGGCTATGGAAAAAGCAACGATGAGCGTGCAGGAGTTGTCTTCGCAGATGGGCATCAGCCTGCCAAAAGCATATGAGCTGGTCAAGCAGCCGGGATTCCCCGTCCTGCGCGTCGGGATGCGGATACTGATTCCCAGGGAAGCGTTTATGGCATGGCTGTTTGACCATGCGGGAGGAGCCTATGGAACAGAAAGTCGTCAACATTGAGGGTCTGCTGAACTACCCGGTCGCGATAAAAGACTTGCCATTCTGTGACTGGCGTTTTGAAACGCGGGATGACGATATCACAAAAGTCCCCTATGACCCCATGACAGGACAGCGGGCGCGTATCGACGTACCGGGCGACTTCGCTTCTCTGACTGACGCACTGAGGGAGATTTCTCATTACGATGGCATCGGCATACGGGTTTCCGGGAATGTTGGGTGCATCGACCTGGACGATTGCGTTCTGCCAGACGGTTCTTTGACGGAGAACGCACAGAAAGTTCTGGAGATGCTGCCGGGCGCCTGGGTGGAGTATTCTCCCTCCGGTCACGGGCTGCACCTGTTCTTCATCGTCCCGGAAGGGTTCGCCTTCAATGTGGAAACGTACTATGTGAACAACCGCAAGGTACACATGGAGAACTACTTCCCCGGCTATGCCAACCGCTTTCTGACGGTGACGGGCAACGTGTACCGCGAGGATACGCTTGAGGTGAGCGCCGATGCGCTTCTGCTCTTCCAAGACACTTTTATGAAGCGTCCGGAGTCCAGCAAGCTGAACGTGGCGCTGCCGGAGGGCGGCTCTGTTCTTACGGACGCGGAGGTGCTGTTCAAAGCGGTCAGAGCGGAAAACGGGCAGAAGTTTATGGATCTGTATCTGGGAAACTGGGAGAAGCATGGATTCCCGTCCCATTCCGAGGCGGACCTTGCGCTGTGTTCCATGCTGGCATTCTACTGCCGCGGCGATGGAGTGCAGACAGATCGTATCTTTCGGGAGTCCGCCTTGATGAGCGATAAATGGGATGAGCGCCGGGGCAAAACTACCTACGGTGCGCTCACGATAACCAAGGCGATCAACGGGTGCAAAGCCTTTTATGAGCCTGATTATCATCCAAACGCAGCGGAGGAGTTTGCCGCAGACCATGCGGAGATTTCCGATGCTGATGCCGAAGCATTATCTCGACAGCAGGCCATTGACGCTCTGCTGACCGAGAAGTGCGGCATCGACATGGCGCTGTCACCGGAGTACCTCTCCCACGCCGCCTGGGCGTATCTGAACGATACGGCGTGGTATGTGAAGCTGAAAAACCACGTTCCAAAAGAGGTCGGGGTTCGGGCCTTTGAGCGGGAGGTCCAGAAGCAAGTCAAAGCGGAGTTTACCAACAACACCAAAACGCCGGTACAGAGGCTGGCGCTCAAAGGCGTATCGATGCCGGGAATGCTGGTTCCCGAAAACTGGATTGTGGACAATACCGGCATCCGGCATATGGAGATGGTGTTCGGTGAGCTGAAGCCCGTGCCGGTTTCCGCCGAGCCGCTGTTCGTATCCGGCAAGCTGGGCAACGTGGATGACGGCACGGAGAAGTTGGAGATCACCTTCCGGCGTAACGGGAAGTATAAGAAGCTCATCGCGCCGAGGGCGGATATGCTCAACCGCAATACCATTATAAAATATGCGGACGACGGCTTTCCGGTATCATCGGGCACAGCGTCAACGCTGACGCGATATATCTCCGAAATGGAAGCCGTCAACAGCCGCTCCATACCAATCCAGCGGTCCATCCGCAGGGCGGGCTGGGTCGGAAATGAGTTTTATCCGTACAGCCTGAAAGGCGGTATCGTGGCGCAGTCGGACGGCAGCGAGACGGAACGTATTCTGGACGCCCTGCGGAAACAGGGCGACGAAGCGGTATGGATGGCTGCGGCGGCGAAGGTGCGCGCTTTTCCTTTTGCTAGGGCTATGCTGGCGGCGAGCTTCGCCTCTCCGCTTCTGGAGAAGCTCCAGCACAGGAACATCTATATCCATTTCTGGTGTGATTCCCGCAGCGGTAAGACAGGGACGTTGAAATACAGTATCAGCGTCTGGGGCAATCCTCGTGTTCTGGTATCGAAGTATTACTCCACCATCGTTGGTATGGAACGCTTCTCCGGAACGCTGAAGCACCTGCCCTTTGCGCTGGACGAGCTTCAGACGCTGAACCAGAAGCGGATGACCGTCAATGATGTGGTCTATACCATAGGAAATGGGGCTGGAAAGGCAAGAGGGTGCGTCGGCAGCGGCATCCAGCATGTGGAGGAATGGAACAACTGCATTATTTCCACTGGAGAGCAGCCTATGAGCTCAGACAGCTCCATGGACGGCGTGAACACACGGTTGATGGAACTGAACGCAGTGCCGGTTCCCGATGAAGGACTGGCGCAGGAGCTTCACAGGGTCAGCGAAAGGAACTACGGCTTTGCCGGAGAGAAGTTCATTTGCTGGCTGGTGATGCACCTTGACCGGCTCCACGAGGAATTCTACGGTCGCCGCCTGGGAGTTTATCACAGGCTGGGTCGCCTCCAACAAGGGGAGATTCTGCGGACGTACCGCATATCAGGAAGTCACGCCCGTCTACGGAGTGATCGAGAACAGCAGAGTCTATGTAATCGCCAGGGAAATGAACAAAGCTCTGGAGGAGGCTGGGTTCTCCAGTCGCAAATCCGTCAAGGGATTCCAAGAGCGCGGTTTCATCGAGACCTTCATAGACTCCGAGGGAAAGCCCAGGTCGCAGACCAGCAAACGGGTAAAGGGTGTGCTTACGAGAGTGTACGCGCTGAACCTGTCCATCGACGCTTCGGCGGAAGCGGCTGAGGACTTTCTTGGAGAGCCGGACAACATCCCGTCGCTGACCGCAGAAACGCCGGATTTCCTGCGTTGAAGGACGAACACAGGTGGGTGTTGCCACTGTTACCGCATTTGACACCCATACACACCCCTATCCGTATAAGGTTATATTCGCCTAAAAAAGTGCGGAAATTAAGTTCTCCCTATAGGACTATATGTATTCTCAAAATAGTGGTAACAGTGGAAACAGTATAGCTCCTATGCGGATAAAACCGCTGAATTCAAGGGCCCCCGCCTGTGTTCGTTACCCCCGGCAGTTACCATTCCCCCTGTGATCCTGTTACGCACAAACGGTAACGGGGCTGTAGCCCGGAGCCGGATTATCCAAAGAAGGAGCGAGATAATCATGCCCTACAAACCCATGAAGCCCTGCGCGTATCCCGGCTGTCCGAATCTGACGCACGGGCGCTACTGCGAAAAGCACCGGCGGCAGGCAAACCGCGATTACGATCAGTACCAGCGCGACCCGAAACACAAGCTCAGGTACCATAACGGTACTTGGGCTAAAATCCGGAAGCTCCAGCTTCAGCGCCAGCCCCTGTGTGAGCTGTGCCTGAAAGAGAAGAGATACACCAAGGCCACACTGACGCATCACATCCGTCCCGTGAACGAGGGCGGTACGAACGCGCCGGACAACCTGATGAGCCTGTGCGGTCCCTGCCACTCCCGGCTCCACGCCGAGCGCGGCGACCGCTGGCACAACCACTGAACGCTGCTGGAACCGCCTCTCAGACAGCGTTAAATCATCGAAGAGGGCTTCTTGCTCTCGGTAGCATCGGTGAGGGAGGGGCGGGTCAAATCGCTGTGGAGAAGCGTTAAATCACCGGCGGCCTCCCTTCGTGCGCTAAAACGGCAAATCAAACAAGGGAATAGGCCGGAAGGAGAAATTTCATGTCAAAAGACTGTACGAATCGCGGCGGCACTCGCGCAGGTGCGGGACGAAAGCCCAAGCCGCTCGCGGAAAAAATCAAGGAGGGCATTCCTGCATCAGCAATGCCGGAGCCGCCGGAACTGACAGGTGTGGAGATGCCGGAGATCAAGTCATATCTCTCGGATGAACAGCGCATGGGCGAGCTTCAGGGAAAAGAGATTTTTGAGGAAACCTATCGCTGGGTTGCGCAGCACCGCTGTGAGCATATCGTCGGTACGCCGCTTATCGAGCAATACGCCATCACTATGGCACGAGCCATTCAGCTTGAGCGCATTACATCGGAATACGGCTTTATCTCTAAGCATCCAACGACGGGGGCTGCAATTTCGTCCCCGTTTGTATCCATGGCTCAGAACTATCTCAAACAGGCCAACATCATCTGGCAGCAGATATTCGGCATCGTGCAGGAAAACAGCCGGGAGCCTGTCACGGGCAATCCTCAGGACGATATGATGGAGCGGCTGCTTGGGATGTAATCGCAGAATCAGGAAGGAGGCATGATCCGAAATATGTATAAGTACACTCCGGCAAGGTTCATGCTGCCCACGTCACATTACGACAAGGCGAAAGCGGACCGCGCCGTCAATTTTATACGGTGTCTCCGTCATACCAAGGGAGATTTCTATAATCAGCCCTTCCGACTGCTCCCCTGGCAGGAGACCGTTGTTCGTGATCTGTTCGGCGTTTTGAAGGCGGACGACACGCGCCAGTTCCGCACGGCATATGTGGAAACGGCAAAAAAGTCCGGGAAGACCGAGCTTGCCGCCGCTATCGCGCTGTATCTCCTCTGCGGAGACGGCGAGCAGCGGGCCGAGGTCTACGGCGCAGCGGCAGATCGTCAGCAGGCGTCCCTTGTGTATGCCGTTGCCGCCGACATGGTGCGCCTATGCTCGTCGCTTGACCGCAGGGTGAAGATACTGGAATCACGGAAACGGCTGGTCTATGAACCGACCAACAGCTTCTATCAGGTGCTTTCGGCGGACGCAAACAACAAGCACGGCTTCAACGTCCATGGCTGCATCATCGACGAGCTGCATTGCCAGCCGGACGACCGCCTGTTCAACGTCCTGACCAAAGGTGCGGGCGATGCCAGACGGCAGAGCCTTACGTTCCTCATCACCACAGCTGGAGACAATCTTCAATCTGTGTGCTATCAGCAGCACCAGAAAGCACAGGACATTCTGGACGGACGGAAAACCGACCCCACGTTCTACCCCGTCATTTTCGGTGCGAACATGGAGGATGACTGGACGTTGGAGGAAACCTGGGCAAAGGCCAATCCTTCCCTCGGCATAACGTTCACGATTGATAAACTGCGCGAGGCGTTTGAATCGGCACGGCAGAACCCCGTGGAGGAGAACAGCTTTCGCCAGCTACGCCTGAGCCAGTGGATCAAGCAGGCGGTGCGCTGGATGCCCATGGAGAAATGGGATGCCTGTGCATTTCCCATCGATGCTGAATCGCTCCGGGGCAGACCATGTTACGGCGGACTTGACCTTTCATCGACGCAGGATTTGACGGCGCTTGTGCTTGTGTTCCCGCCCGAAGAGGACGATGGGAAATACAGCATCCTGCCTTTCTGCTGGGTGCCGGAAGAGACGATAGACATCCGCAGCAGGAAGGATCATGTGAATTATGACCTCTGGAAGCGTCAGAGCCATATCCTCAGCACCGAGGGCAACGTTGTCGATTACGACTGTATCAAGCAGTTCATTCTCGATCTGCGGGAGCGGTACGACATCCGCGAGATCGCATACGACCGCTGGAATGCCCAGATGCTTGTACAGCATCTCAATGATGAGGGACTGGCGATGGTTCCCTTCGGGCAGGACTTTGTTTCGATGTCCAATCCTACCAAGGACCTGATGCGCCTGACGCTGGAGCAGAAGCTGGCTCACGGCGGACATCCCGTACTGCGCTGGTGCATGGACAATATCGTCATCCAGACCGACGCCGCCGGGAACATCAAGATCAGCAAGGCGAAGGCTACGGAGAAGGTGGATGCCGCCGTCGCCCTGGTCATGGCTCTGGATCGCGCCCTTCGGAACGGAGGAACGCCGACCGAATCTGTATACGAAAACTGCGGGCTGCTGTTCATCTGACAGAGCCCGCGCTACTTTACCCCTAATGGGCTTTTCAAGCCCATTATAACATGCGTGTCAATAGCATGAGTGACGTGTTTTCAGGGAGCGCGGCTCCCGAGAAGGAGGTTTATATGGGCTTATTCAGCAGCATTTTCAAAGGAAAAGTGACTGATCGCACGGCGGGGAGCGGGTACCGTTTTCCCTTCGGCCAGAGCATCGCCGGGAAAACCGTCAACGAACGCTCCGCCATGCAGATATCCGCCGTCAATGCGGCGGTCCGCATCCTCGCGGAGAGCATCGCCAGCCTGCCCCTCCATGTGTATGAGAAGGGCAAGGACGGCAACCGCGTCAAGGCGGAGGATTTGGAACTGTTCTACCTGCTCCACGACAAGCCTAACCCGGAGATGACCAGCTTTATTTTCCGGGAGACGCTTATGACCCACATACTGTTGTGGGGTAATGGCTTCGCCCAGATCCTGCGCAACGGCAGAGGCGGGGTCATAGGGCTGTATCCACTTCTGCCAAACAAGATGAGCGTGGAGCGCGACGAGAAGGGCCAGCTCTTCTACCGCTATCTTCGCTATGAGAATGAGCCGCCCGCCATGGACGGCAATACCGTGATCCTGATGCCGGAGGACGTGCTGCATATCCCCGGTCTGGGCTTTGACGGTCTTGTGGGATACAGCCCGATCAGCATGACAAAGAACGCCATCGACCTTGCGCTGGCGGCGGAGGAATACGGCAGTAAGTTCTTTGCGAATGGTGCGGCCCCGGCAGGCGTTCTGGAACACCCCGGCGTCATCAAGGATGTCAGCAAGCTCCGCGAAAGCTGGAACAACACCTTCGGCGGCAGCGGCAACGCGGGCAAGGTCGCCATTCTGGAAGAAGGGCTCCACTTCAATCCCATCGCAATGTCTCCGCAGGACAGCCAGCTTCTGGAAACGCGGCAGTATCAGCTGAACGAGATCGCCCGCATCTTCCGTATTCCGCCGCATATGCTGGGCGACCTGAGTAAGGCGACTTTCTCCAATATTGAGGAGCAGAGCCTTGAATATGTCAAATACACCCTGACTCCATGGATCTGCCGCTGGGAGGCATCCCTGACCGATGCCCTGCTCACACGAGAGGAACAGCGGAAGTATGAAATCCGCTTCAATGTGGACGGCCTTCTGCGCGGTGACTACAAGAGCCGCATGGAGGGGTATGCCGTCGGCATCAACAACGGCTTTATGTGTCCGAACGATGTGCGCCGTCTGGAAGGATTTGACCTGATTCCCGATGAAAAGGGCGGGAACAACTTCCTCATCCAGGGAGCCATGGTCAAGCTGGAGGACGCTGGCATTTATGCCGCGAAGAAGGAATCCAAATAAGGAAGAACCAGTGACGGAGAAGCCCCTCCGCTGCTGTTCTTTATATTCACCAAGCTCCGGCTCTGCCGGAGTATTATTTTCGCCCAAAGGGCAGGAGGAAAATTGTTATGAGTAGATCTTTTTCTGTGAACGAACTGCGCGAGATGCGCGCAAACGCCTGGGAGAATGCGAAGAACTTCCTTGACACCCACCGCGATGAGAAGGGGATGCTCTCCGCAGCGGACGTCGCCACCTTTGATAAGATGGAGGCGGAAATCGTCGGCCTCGGCGAGGAGATCAAGCGCAACGAGCGCGGTATGGCTCTGGAAGCGGAGCTGTCCCGCCCGGTCGGTTCCCCGCTGACCAATGCTCCCGGCGCTGGCGGCAAGCTGAAGACGGGCCGCGCCTCTGATGAGTACAAGTCCGCCATGCTGAACGCCCTGCGTTCCAACTTCCGCCAGGTATCCAATGTGCTGGTGGAGGGTACGGACGCCAGCGGCGGCTATCTTGTGCCGGATGAGTACGACGCCCGCCTGATCGAAGCCCTGGAGCAGGAGAACGTTGTCCGCAAGCTGGGCACCGTGATCCAGACCTCCGGCGAGCGCAAGATCAACGTCGCGGCCACCAAACCCGCCGCCTCCTGAGTGGAGGAGAGCGGCGCTCTGGTCTTCTCCGACCCGACCTTCGACCAGAAGATTCTTGATGCCTACAAGCTCTCCGTGGCCGTGAAGGTGTCCGAGGAACTTCTGACCGACAACCAGTATGATCTGGAGGGCTACCTGATCCGTTCCTTCGGTCAGGCCATTGCCAACGCGGAGGAGGAAGCGTTCCTCACCGGCGGCGGCGTGAGCAAGCCCACCGGCCTGCTTCATCCCACCCTCGGCGGCCAGATCGGTATCACCACGGCAGGCAACGCCATCACGGCGGACGAGGTGGTCGATCTGATCTATAAGCTGAAGCGGCCCTACCGTGCCAAGGCGTCCTTCATCATGGCGGACAGCACCCTTGCTTTCCTGCGCAAGCTGAAGGACGGCACGGGCCAGTATATCTGGTCCCCCGGACTGGCTGCCGGGGAGCCTGACCGTCTGCTGGGCTACCCTGTGTACACCAGCGCCTACGTTCCCGCCGTCGCCGCCGGGCAGCCGGTTATCGCTTTCGGCGATATCAGCTACTACAACATCGGCGACCGCGGCACCCGCAGCTTTGCGGCGCTCCACGAACTCTATGCCGGTGTCGACCAGGTGGCCTTCGTCGCCAAGGAGCGCGTGGACGGCAAGCTGATCCTGCCGGAGGCTGTGCAGGTCCTCAAGATGAAGGGTACTGCTTCCAACGGCTGATAAACCAAACGGTTTTGCCTGCGGGAGAGGGGCTTCTCTCCAGTGGGCTGAGCCCACACTTATGGAGGAATGAAAATGTCATATTACAAAGCTCTTGACGATACCCTCTGCGCCAGAAACGGTTTCCGGTATGAGATCGGGAAAAGCTTTGCCGCCGAGACAGATGCTCCCTGGCGCTGGCTGCACTTCGCCAAAAAGGTGACCACAGCCATTTCATACGGCACTCGGATCGTTGAAGTGGAACCCCTGACCAGGGTATGCCGCTACGGTTCCTGTTCGGATATGAACGCCGAGAAGATTCGGATCGTGCTGGAACTGTCCAGAGATGAGGTTATCGACAAACTGGTTCAGGAGAAATGCCCGGTCTACCGGATGGTGTATTACAAGCCCACCTATGAGGAACTGCTGCGGATCAGGGACCATATCAAACGCTGCGATCATTACAGCATCTGCTATGAATTCGACTGGCTGACCGCGGAGCAGAAGCTGAGCCTGCTCCCGAAAAGCTGGAAGAACAGGGTGCAGTACCACGAGTTTGACAACCGGATACGCAAAGAATTTGTGAGGAAAGGGCTGCTGTAACCGGGCTCTGCTGACCACGGGAGGGACTTCTCTCCTGTGGGCATGACCAACTGGTTGTGACAAATACAGCCTCGAAAGATCGTGTATATTATGCCTCTCATATTCGTTGCTATATGCCCCTTCTGACGGTAATATCACACTACCAAAACGAAGGGGGCCGGAGCCATGACATACACGAACCTGACCAACGAGGAACTGGTAAGCATCATCACCGAAACCGCCGACAACGATGCCTACGCGCAGCTTTTCAGAAACCTCGCGCCGATCACCCTGCATGAGGCGGAGATGTACCGCTGCAGGATGGACTGCTACGACACGGACGATTTCCTCCAGCTCGGCAACATCCTCGCCTGGGAGATCATCAGCAAGGGAAGCTTCAAGCGCGGCAAATTCGCGTCCTACTACAGTTCCGCGATCCGCAAAAGGCTGGTGAACACCTGCCTGGATTACACCCTGAAAAACCTGATCTGCATCGGCGAGCATGAAGATTGCTACGGCAACCTCACTCGCACGATGACCGTCGCCGACTACGCGGTCGCCTACCGTGAAAAGCACCGCGCACAGTGCAAAGCCTGGTACGAAAAGAAGAAAACCAGCCAGCTGCCGAAGGAGCCGAAGCCGAAGATGACGGCGGAGGAGAGAAAAGCGAAGGTCGCCGCCTACCAGAAAGCCTACTACGCCGCGCACCCTGAGAAGTACGAGGAGCGCAAGGCCAAGGAGCGTGAACGCCAGCGCAGGAAGTACGCCGAGTGCAAAGCCGCGCAGCTTACAACGGCATAAGCGCCGCAACAACAGAGGGCACCCCGAAAGGGGCTGTTCCTCGTATATGGGAGAGGTCGCCGAAAGGCGGCTGTTTTTATTTTCGGAGGAATTACTATGACCTATCAGAACAAGATCGCCATCAACAATCTCCGCATCGAAGGTTTCACACACACGGAGATTGCCAATCGGCTGGGACTGCCTCGTAGCACGGTCTGTGCGCATATCCGAAGACACCCGGACATCCCGAATGCCAGCGTCTGCGAGAACTGCGGACAGCTGGTGCAGCATACGCCTGGACACCGCAAAAAGCGGTTCTGCTCGGACGCCTGCCGCTGGACCTGGTGGAACAGCCACCCGGACATGGTGAAGCGCAAAGCATATTATACACTGACCTGCTGTCAGTGTGGAAAGGAGTTTGATTCTTATGGGAACCAGAACAGGAAATACTGTAGCCGGGAATGCTACTATGCCTCCCGCCGATCCGTACAGCCCAGACAATCTGATGCTGTATCATGTGTCGCTGGGGTTGGTTGAGAGGCTGGTCCGCAGCGGTCAGCTTTCCCAGGCGGATTACCGGAAATCCTGCTGGATTCTGACCAAAAAATACGGCCTGCCTTTGGACAGTATTTTCGCGGAAATCGCTTGCTAACGCGCCGGAAATATGGCTATATGGTCACACCAGATCGAAACAAGGAGGCGGTAGGATTGGCTAGAGAAATCCAGCAGGTGTCGTTTGCACCGATTCCGAAAAAGCTGCTGCGCGTGGCGGCCTATGCGCGGGTCTCCTCCGGCAAGGACGCGATGCTCCACTCCCTCTCCGCACAGATCAGCTACTACAGTGATCTCATCCAGCGCCACCCCGGCTGGCAGTACGCTGGGGTGTACGCCGACGAGGCTGTAATAATAGGACTAAAAACATTAAGGCTCAAAAAGTGCTGAAAATACGGCGTTTTTGAGCCTTATCATATAAATAAGCGCAAACAGTACATAGCGCGTCTGTTACCCAAAGTGGCGCTTGGGTCGGCAGGCGCGCTATTTTTATGCCCAGATGCGGGCGAAGGAGGTGTTATTGTGAAAGCATACGGGAAGTCGTGGGGCTACAACGTATATGACT